CAAACAATTGAGGACACGATACTACCCGAGGGTATTAAGAATACTTTTAAAGAATTTGTAAAACAGGGAGAGATACCAAATCTCATGTTGTGTGGTTCTGCTGGTGTTGGTAAAACAACAATTGCAAAAGCACTGTGCAACGAACTGGGTGCAGACTTTATAGTAATCAATGGGTCAGACGAAGGTCGTTTGATTGATACCTTAAGAACTAAAATTAAAAACTTTGCATCTACAGTTTCACTTAGTGGTGGGTCAAAGGTTGTTATCCTTGATGAAGCAGATTACATTTCTGCAGACTCAGTTCAACCTGCCTTGAGAAACTTCATAGAGGAGTTCTCTTCGAACTGTAGATTTATCTTTACTTGTAATTACAAGAATAGAATTATTAAACCACTACATTCAAGAACAACAGTCATAGACTTCAAACTAACACCCAGTGATAAACAACAACTTGCTGGAATATTCCTTTCAAGACTTAAACAAATTTGTGATAACGAAAGTATTAAGTATGACGAAAAGGTTTTGGTTGAACTTATATTAAAGTTCTTCCCCGATTTCAGAAGGTGTATCAACGAGGTTCAAAGATATGGAGTCAGTGGTGTAATAGACACTGGTCTTATTGCAACACTAGCCGAAGAGAAACTAACACCACTTATTGATATGATGAAGGATAAGAACTGGACTTCTATGAGGAAGTGGGTTGCACAAAATAGTGATAATGATTTTGATACTTTGTTTAGAAAAGTCTTTAATACACTTGAACAAAGACTAGAACCTTCTAGTATTCCAGCAAGTGTTTTGATTATTGCAGACTATCAATACAAGTCTGCTTTTGCAATGGATAGTGAAATCAATTTCGTTGCATGTCTTACCGAGATTATGTCTGAGTGTAAGTTCAAGTGATTGAACTATTAGTGTGGAGTCTAATAGTAATTACATGGTTGTCAGTAGGACTTCATGTAGTAAAAGAGTTTGTGAGAAATCACATAGGAGAATAAAATGAGTAAAATAGAACCAATGATGAAAAAACCAAGTTTATTTAGAAGAACTGTTATGAGTTTTGTAAATGGTTGGAGAAGAGTAATGGACGTGAGATACAATCCACTATCACTGATTCCCGACCCGAGTTTACAGACATACTTTATGTTAGTCTTGTTCACTGTATGGAGTGTGTTCTTTGGATTCTTAGCTGCAAACTATCTAGGAATGTTTAACTACAATACAGTTATAAGTATCTTTATCCATGTAGGTATTTTATTACCAATGGCATTCACTAATGCAATCTTTATAGATGCAGAGAGAGACGGACACAAATGGTTAAAAGAATGGAAAGATGAACAAAACAGATATACTATTGTTGCAAACAGACTCAAAACTAAAAACCTAGTTATGTGGAATCCAAACAAAGAGGCATAATGGGAAAGTTAAGACAATGGTTTTTTAGATGGTTAGACAATCAAGTCGAAAAATCATTACAACGAAGTGCAGATAAACAGTTTAAAAAGGGGAGAGAAAATGACACAATATGATGAGAGAGTCGAAAAACAAAGACTTAAAATAGAAGCAGAAGCATGGTCAAAGGGTGTTAAATCTGCACATGCACATTCACTGAATTCAATGTGGTATGATACAAGACCACAAGACACTGAAAATGGAAGAGGTGTCTTAGATATTCAATACAATGACGAAACAGTTAAAAGAACTTTAGACAACGGAGAAATCTATATCTTTGGAACTCCATTGAAAGGACAAGCCTTAATTGATTCTTATATAAGAAGCACTTAATGTCTAAAAGAAATCCATTCGATTTTGTAAAATCGGTCTCTTCCGATAAAACTGATATCATGGTTGATGATATCGAAGAGAAATCATATCAACCATTCTTAATAAACAAAGCATTATCTTATCACCAAGATTCTGTTTTTCTTACTAACGAAATGAACATTAGACATGGTGTAGACAATCGTCTTCAATATGTCTTTTTCCTAAATACTCTTAGGAAACGTCAAAGGTTCTCCAAGTGGAGTAAACCTTACGTTAGTAAAAAACTCGATATAATTAAAGATTATTATCAGATATCAACAAAAGAAGCAAAAGAATATGCAACTTTACTATCTGAAAAACAATATCGTGAATTGAAAAACAGTATGAAAACTGGTGGTAGAGATAATGGATAACCAAGAAGAAATAGTAAAAGGCCTAGTAGAGGTCACATTCCCCGAAAAAGACGATTTTTTAAAAATTAGAGAAACACTTTCTAGAATAGGTGTCGCATCAAGAAAGGATAAGGAATTATTTCAGTCTTGTCATATTCTACACAAACGTGGTAAGTATTATATCACACATTTCAAAGAGTTATTCAAACTCGATGGTAAACCTTCTAATCTTGATGAGTCAGATATTGCACGAAGAAACACTATAGTGTCACTTTTAGAACAATGGAAACTAGTATCTGTAGTCAATAAGACACAAATTGAAGACCCAAAAGCACCCCTAAGTCAGATAAAAATTATACCATTTAGAGAGAAATCCGAATGGAAATTGACAACAAAATACTCAATTGGTTCCCAAAATTCCTAAATACAACTGTTATAAATAAATGACAAATGGAGGAAACTATGTTATCAAGCATAATAGACTTTATTATGGGGATTTGGAACTTACTTATGGTAATTCCAGTCGTTATATCTATTTGTAGTGTTATTGTCGCTTTGACACCAACACCCGCAGATGATAAGATATGGGCAAAGGTATACAAATACCTAGAAGTTCTTGCACTAGTAATAGGTAAAGCCAAGAATAAAAATCCATTGTTAGAAAAATAAACTGAGGAAATGTAATGGAAATCATAATTGGAATAATAGCTGTTGTAGGTATTGTTTACTTTATTCAAAATAAGAAGGATAAAGGTTCAAGTGTGTCAAAACCGATACCAGCACCTAAACCTAAAACACCAAGTGTTGCAGAATTAAAGAAACTTACTAAAAATCAACTCTTAGAAATGGCAGATAAGAAGAGTCTTAAAGTCAAGAAGAGTGGTTCTAAAGCAGATGTTATAAGTGAATTACGAAAACAGTTATAAACTGAACGTAATAACAAAAAGGGTGCTTTGCACCCTTTTTTATTGTCTATAGACAATTCAAAGTATAAATAAAGGTATGGATATATTTGGTTTGATAAGTGACGTGGGAGCTCCGATTGCTGGAAGTCTAGTGATGGGTTTCTTTATTTTTACAGTTATCAAACAAATACTCGAAGGTGTCGTTGATTCTATCAAGACCCTTACCATGTTTTGTAAGAGTTTAGAGAATCGTGCAAGAACAATGTCTAACGAAATGATTAAGATAGACATGTTAGTGTCAAGTGCCTTAGAACTCAGACCCGATATAGAGAGAATTGCACGTGCAGAGAACTTTATAGAAGACGGGAAACTAGACGTGAGAAGGGACTAGTGGAAAATATTGCACAACTTATTTCTGATTATGGATTTCCAATCGTAATGATGGTTGGACTTGGATATTTCGTATATTATGTTTGGTGGTTTGTGGGTGAAAAATTGGAACCCGAAATCGAAAAACAACACTTTGCATTGATTAAAGTGATTGACCAAGTGCGAATGTTAGACCAAGACTTGATTCGTCTACAACAAAAAGTAGACGTAGTTCTCGAATACAAAGAGAACCAAAAAAAGAGAGGAAACATGACAGATGATAAAACCGACAATAGCAATAATTAGTATTTGTTTTGCACTTAGTGTAAGTGCAGATGAAATAGTTCACAAATTCAAAAGTCCTTCATTCAGTGGAATAGGACAATCATCACACTATCTCACAATTGAGAATCAAGAAAAATCAAGACGTGACAAGATAGCACAAGACATAGAAGATAGAATTGCAAAAGCAGAAAGGGAAGCACAAAATACTACCCTTGCAAAATTTTTAAGGAACGTAGAGAGCAGAATTTATGCTCAGATAGCAAAACAGTTAGTAGAAAATATGTTCTCTAACGGAGAAGCTGCATCATATGGTGTCTTCTCTATTGAAGGTAATACAGTCACATACGAAAAATTGGTTGGTGAAGATGGTGCAGAATTTATTAGGTTAACCATTGTAGCAGAAGACGGAACGACAACAACTTTAGATATACCAGTTGGAACAGGAAGTTTCTAAATGAAAAATGTAGGATTAGTAGGACTAATTATGGTCTTGCTCACTAGTGGGTGTGCAAGCATTCCGTCTATGCAAGACACTTGTGATTCTACAGTTATGCAGAGAGTAGGTTCATGCATTGAAGATGCAGAGGTTGTGAAGATACCAACCTATCAAGAACTTTCAAACTTACCAGCTGCAGAGACAATGCCTATTGTTGCAGTGTATGGTTTTTTAGATAAGACAGGACAAAGGAAGAGAATGGACGGAGTTGCATCATTCTCAACTGCAGTGACCCAAGGTGCAGAAGCATTCTTGATTGATGCACTTAAGACTGCTGGAAAAGGTAAATGGTTTAGAGTAGTAGAGAGAACAAATTTAGATGCACTTGTAAGAGAGAGACAAATCATACGAAGTGCAAGAGAAGACTTTGCAAATCAAGAAGGTAATGAAGATTCCCCAACAGGAATTCAACCTCTTTTATTTGCTGGCATCCTTCTTGACGGAGGGATAGTTGGTTATGACACTAACATTGAAAGTGGTGGACGAGGTGCAAGAACATTAGGCATCGGTGCATCAAACTCCTATAGGAGAGATGTGGTGACTGTAAGTTTGAGAGGAATTTCAACACTTACTGGTGAAATATTATTAAACGTCCAAACTAAGAAGACGATTCTTAGCACGGGTGGTGGGTATGATGTATTCAAGTTCGTGGATATGGATACTCAACTAGTGGAAGTAGAAGATGGTGTAGCACAAAACGAAGGAGTCACAAAAGCGACTCGTTCTGCAATTGAACTTGCCGTCTTAGAATTAATATACCAAGGACACGATAGAGGTTTTTGGGAAATAAAAAGTGGACATCGTCACCCTCATGGAACTCATGGGAGAAACGAACTTCACAATATAGAGGAAAAACAAAATGAAGAATAAACTTCTTTTATTATGTTTATCATTAGGGTTAACTGGTTTCGTATCTGCTGGTGCAGATGATAACGAGATTTGGATACAACAGACAGGTGACAATTTAATATTGAACTTCACTCAGAGGGGATATGGAAACAAAGTCGGTTTAGATGATTTCTCAGGAACATCTGCTGATATGATTATCACTGGTGCATCTAACAGTTTAACATTATTACAAGACGGAGATAACAACAAGTTGTTCGGGCCTTTTCTTGCAGATAGTTCAACAGTAAATTTAACTTTTACTGGTGACTCTAACTCAATGGATTGGAACGTAGGATATGTTGGTAGTGCAGATAACTTAAACATGTTAGGAACTGTGACAGGTGATTCAAATA